GGGGCCAGCCATATCGCCCTCCAGACCGCCTACTGCTACCAGGCCGACACGGAGCTGCGCAATGAGCGAATCCGGGCCGAGGGCAAGCCGGTGTTTGATGTCCTGGGCAATTACCGCCCTGCCCCATATACCGCCAACGATACCCAGGTGATGACGGTGCGTGAGCTGGAGGCTTCCCTGGCCACGGTGCGGGGGTTGCTGCAAACCGCCATCACTCTGAGCCGGAAGACGCCTGCCATCAAACAACAGGCCTTGCAACTCCAGACCCATGTCGGCAAGATCAAGCTGGAGCGGGAGAAGACGGTGCGGGTCCGCCTGGACAACCCGCTCCCCCTGCATCTGGTCTGCCTGCGCCACGGCCTGCCCTATAATGCCGCGGGCCGAATTTTGGCGCTCAACACCATCCGCAATCCCAATACGGTGCGCGGTGAGGTTGATATCCTGTTACCCAGCGGGGGGCGGCTATCGTGATGGACACTATCGCCCTGCAGATTGGTGATCGTCGCATCGAGCGGTTCCTCTCGTATG